AAAATATTTTGTGTATATTCTATATATATATTATTAATACTTAAAAAACAAACAAAATGGATATCTTAAATTTTATTAACTGGGTTAAATCTGGTAATTACAGAACAACACTACCAACAGACGTACAAAGTTTATTAGTTATTGGAGCTAAAGATCCAAGTAGAGATGATGATTATTTATCATTAGCTGTTAATACAGCACCTTTACAATCATTATATGATAAAGGAACTGTTACACAGTTAACTAGTATTACTACTGGAGTTACTTTAAATACACATTGTGGAGTTATTACAACTGTATCATCTACATTAGGTTCTTTGCTTGAAGCAACTTTTACTGTAACTAATAGTGTTGTTAAGCCAGACTCAGTCATTCTTGTATCTACTCAATATGTAGGAACAGGTCATGGAGATGCTGGTGTTGGAACAATTGGTACAGGAACATTTACTATTACTGTAGCTAACCCAAGTTTAGTAGCATTAAACTCGGTACTTAAAATTCATTATATGATCATTGCATAAAAATGCATAAAATATTTATTTCCCTAAAAGGGTGTTTACTTAATACATAAAACTATGTCAGTAGGAAATTTAAAAACAGATGGTCAAAAAGGAAATAACTTTCCTTGGCAATTAAGAATGCTAAAAGGTTTACAAGCTATAGCACCAAATATAAGAACCCCTAATGTATATAGTGATACAGGACCAGGTACTTTACCTTCTACTTATAATTATGGATTTTCTATTGCTAATGTAGGTGCAACTAATGGTTTTGTAGATGGAGCAGTTTTAAAACCAGGTTATACTGTAAGTTTTAGTCCAACATCTGTTGATTATTTAAATAATATAAACTATGATGCAACAGATACTGAATTTTTAATTACTTACATTGATTAATCATGTTTACTGATATAAACTTAAATAAAATTTTATGAGTACTCAAATAAATATATCAAAACAAATTGCTATTAAAGATGAAGGAGTAGTAAAAACTTCTGATGTAAATAGTATTGATTTCACAGGTGCAGGTGTAACTGCAACAAATGTTGGAAATGCAGTTACTGTTAATGTACCAGGTGGAGGTGGAGGATTACACATGTTAACTCAACCAATATCAACATGGTTATATGTAGCTCAAGCATATGATACGAGTTTTGGTACTACTAGTTTAGCTAATGGAGTGAATACAATGATGTTATCATTATTTTATCCTGCAACTACATTTACAATATCTGAATTATCAATTAATGTTACAGTTGCTGCAGCTTCTGCAAGTAATGCAAAGATATTAGTTTACTCAGATGATGGTTTTGGATATCCAAGAGTAAAATTAATTGAATCATCATCATTAAGTTTGACAACTCTTGGTGCAAGAACATATCCTATATCTTATACATTTACAGCAGGTACAAAATATTGGATGGGTGTAATAACTGATACATCTGCTGGTGCAAGTGTTGTAGCATTAGGTTCTAATGTATTATATACGCGACATTTTAACTATGCAATTTCACAGACTGGTATGTATATACCTTCTTCATTTGCATCCCCTCCAGCATTAAATACAACTTCAGCTACAAGCGGCAATATGCAATCTGCTGCTGTTTATTTAAAAATATAAACTATAATTACTCTTAAAGGAGAATAAATGAAATACTTAATTATATTACTTTTATTATTATCATCTTGCTCTCTTGAAAAGAGACTAGCAAAGTATTGTCCACTATGTGTACAAAAAGATAGTACAGTAACAGTAATTCAAATCAAAGATACTACAATTGTAATTCCTGGAGAAACAATAACTTTAATTGATACTTTATATTGTGACTCTCTTGGTAATGTTATATCTAAATTAAAAGAAGACTTAAGAGACAAAGATGGTACTTTAGTTAGTGTACAAACTAAAATTAAAGATAATGTATATTATACAAAAGCTAAGGTACATACAATCTATAAAACAATTAAAGGTAATGATGTCTATCATACCAGAGTTGTTACTAAAACTTTAAAGCCAGAAAAAATTAAATACATTCCATGGTGGGTAAATTTCTTTGCTGTACTAGGGGTAATATTATTTCTTATACTACTTGTATACTTTGTTTACAAGCTGATTAAACTTTATTTATTATGAAAGCACAGTTAACACTATTACTAATATCAATACAACAAGAACTTTTGACTTTAATATCTATTTGCTTTGCATTCTTTTTACCTATCTCAGGAATACTCTTAATGATTGGAGTATTAATAGCTATTGATACTTTTACAGGAATATGGAAAGCTAAGAAGTTAGGAGAGAAAATAACTAGCAGAAAGCTGTCAAGTATAATCAGCAAGCTAGCACTGTATGAAGTTACTGTAATAATGTTCTTTCTTATTGATAAATTTATTCTTAATGATATTATACTAACTTTTTTTAGTGTACCATTTATGTTGACTAAAGTAGTAGCATTAGTATTAGCTAGTATAGAAGTAATGTCAATCAATGAGAACTACAAAGTAGTTAAGGGAATAGACCTGTGGCAATCAATGAAGTTATTATTTGCTAGAGCAAAAGATATTAAAGATGATATAAATAAAATAAAATAAAAATGGACTTAAAAAAACAAAGATTAGAAGAGTTAACTAATATTGCACCAACAGTATTAGTCAAAATGGACATGGAGTGGTTAGGTTCAACTACTAATACTGCAGACTTCCAGATCCGGTTAACAAGCACTGGAACAACAGCAGTTAAATTAAATGCTTTAATTATACGTGGAGTTCATGCTCCAAAGATAACAACAGGAGCAATATCCTGGAAAGCATTAAATAACAATAATGATCCTTTATGGTTAGGTTGGCCTAAAGTAACAACTAACTTACCGTATATCTCAGGGCAGAGAAAATTAAATTTTTCTTCAGCAACAAATATCTTTACCAATGAAACTGCTCCTATTATACCAACTGGAGATGGAGTTGTAGTTGGAACTTTTAGAGTTTCAACAACAACAACATGGAACCCAAATACTGACTTTGGTTTTACTTGGGAAATGACAACAGGTGGAGTTGTTGGCTATGTAAATTTTGAAACACAATCTTCAACTACGGCATTACCAGTTGGTTTTATACATTATGGGCCAATCACATCTAATGCAATAGGTAAATGTTTAACAGTAACCGCACCAAGTGCACAACCTTTAAATAAATAAAGTTAAATGTTATATACTAGAGAACAAATAGAAAAAGCAGTAAAAGAAAAAGGATACACTTATTTTAAAGGTCCTGGAAACTATGATGTTAATATAGTAGGAGTAAGAAATTCTGATACTGGTAAAATAGTAACTAATCTATTTGATGATAAGATGACTTTATCTTATAAATTAGATGGAGTATGGAAATATCATGAGTGGGATAACACAACTGAACCAGGTAAAAAAGGAGTTACACAATATCACAATGCTAATGGTGTAGCTAGATTAGTACCAGGACAATATAGAGGTGTATATGCTATATCTAAACACCAAGGGAAGTATGAAGCACTATGCCAAAGATTAGGTAATGTAACTGTATGGAGAGATAAAAATAAAAACATGACTTTTGATGAGGTTGAAACAGATACAGGAATGTTTGGTATAAATATTCACAAAGCAGGTTCAGTATCAAACTTTGTAGAGAACTGGTCAGAAGGATGCCAAGTATTTAAAAGATCAAAAGATTTTGATGAGTTTATGAAAATAATAAATAAAGCAAAAGATTTTCATGGCAATCATTTTACATATACTTTACTAGAGAGTAAAGATATTAATTAATTAAACAAACAATTATGAAATTTAGAAATAGCTGGAAATCAGCAACAAAACAATGGGACAAAATATCTATAAGATTTAGATTATCTTCAATAGATGTATTTACTTTAGAGATAGATATCTCTAGAGAATTTTACATGCTAACAATATTAAACTTAACAATTAAAAATAGATAATATTAATTATAAAAATTAAAAAAAATGAAAACAAAATGTATGAGTTGTGGTGGTACCACAAAAAAAATGCAAACAGGAGGTCTTCCAAAAGCACAAAAAGGTGTTATGGTAAAATCTATTATAAAACCATTTGCTAAAAAAGTTGTTAAAAAAATAACAAAACCTACAACACCAAAAATGGAATTAGGAGGATCTCTTGAAACTTTTCAAAGTGGTGGTACAACAAGAAATGCTAGAACTGGTAAACATACGGGCGGTCCACTAAGTTGTTTTGAAAGAGCACGACGTACAAATAAAAACCGTAAATTTTGGAATGAAGGTGGTGGTAAAACAATTAAAAATATTGGTAAAACTGTTTTAGGTGCAGGAGCATTAGTTGGAGCAGGAGCAGTTGCATACAAAAAAAATTCAAAATTTAAAGGTGCTGTTGATGAATTAAAAGGTAAATTAGGTTTTAATCAAACAGGTGGTGTAGTAAAAAAATATCAAAACGGAGGTGCTACAGACAGTTTAAAAATAGTTAAAAAAGAAGGAAAATTAGCAGTAAAAACTGAAAAGCAAAAACAAGCAGCTGCAAAAAAAGCAGCAGCTAATGCTAAAAAAATTGCAAAAGCAAAAGAAAATGCTAAATTAAACTTAGAATGGGAAAGAATGAGTGAATCTCAAAAAGATAGTGTTATTAGACAACAAAGAAGTAGATTCTAAATAACATCTTATTTAAGATATAATAATCCAGGTAATTTAATTTATCTGGATTTTTTTTGTTTAAATATTTTTTATTTAAACTTTTATAGTATATTTGTTTAAACTTTAAAAATATAAACAATGGAAAATGTAAATCAACAGGAACAAGAACAAGAATTAACTCCTGAACAGTTAACAGAACGTAAGGAACAAATGCTTTCTTTTTATACTGAATCTTTACCTTATTTAGAAGCTCAATTAAAATATGAAACCTTACTAACTAGTATAGATGAAGTAAGATTTAAAAGAACTAATATTCAAATGCAATATGCTATGTTAGCATCAGAAATGCAAGAAGGACCAGAAGAAGAAACTACTGAACCTACTAAAAGAACATTAAAGAAAAAGTAATCATGGCTTTAGTTAACCAGGTACAGAAACGTGTAAAAATGC